CTGGTCGGAGCCAGGGGCGGGGTCCACGCCGAGGTAGTGATCGCCGAGTTTCAAGAAAGCCATCACCGGCGCTCGGGCCAATGCCAGGTGCCCGGCGTCTTGTCTTCATCGTGGCGCAGGTCGTGGCTGAAAAAGAGGCCGGTGGGGTTCGCGATCATGAGGCTCACGCGGTGGTCGGCCGGCGACGTGGGCGGTCCGACCGGGATCACGACGTCGGTGATCACGGCGGCGCGACACACGCCGGCGGGAAACTCGCCGCCGGGCGTCCCGTACGCCACGTAATGCACGATGCGGCCGACGCTCGGCGTGTCCATCCGGGGATCCTTTCAGTGGGTCGACGAACGGGCGGCCGCGGCGCGCAACACTGGCCGCGATGTCGCGACGGAGCGGGCGCCCGTTCGAAGGGGGGGCACGCTGGCGCTCTTGAGGCGTTCAATGAACGTTTGGAGGTCGGTCCAGCGGACGCGCCAATGGCGGTTGGGCAGGCGGTAGCCGGTGAGGTGGCCACCGCGGATCAGGGCATACACGTAGTCGCGCGACACGCTCAAGCGATGCGCGACCGCGGAGACTTCGATCAAGCGTTCTTCCATCGGGACGGGATCGATCGCCATGACGGCTCTACCTTTCCAAAGAATGGGCCATGTGCGGCCAGTCTACGGCGGCGTCGTGGGGCCGGTTTCATGGGATTTCGACCGTTTTCGCCTCGCGGGATCTTGCCGGGGGCCCGGCCCGGGCCGCACGCTAGAGCATTCCCATCGTCCAGTCCGGCCATGGATCCCGCTGCTCGAGCGCGTCAGTGACATGACGCGCTCCCTCGCCTCGCGCCCGCACCGGGTTCGGCCGACGTATCAAGCGGGCTGTCGGTGCGCGGACTGCACCGCGGCCAATACCGAGTATGTGCGGGCCTGGCGCCGCGATCGGCGGGCGGGCCGGCGGCGGCTCGGCGCGATCATCAGCGCGCAGGAAGCGCGGCGCCACGTGCGGGCGCTGCTCGCGGAGCGGATCACGCTGCGCACCGTGGCGGAGGCGCTCGGATTGCGGGCACGATCGCCACGGATCCACCGGGACGGGATCACGCTGCGGCGCACGTTGGCGTTGCGGATTCTGCGGCGGCGGTTTTTGCGGCTCGAGAAGGGCGAATGATCACGGTGGTCAGGCTGAGGCAATTCCGGGGCAAGTTGCGGATGGCCAGAGCGACGCTCGCGCGCGTCGACGGGGGCACGAATGACACGCAAGCGGACTGCACGCACGCGGCCGCGGCACGGATTGAAAGAATTGAAAGAATCCCGGCCGACGAAGGGCGGCCCACGGCCGGGCGCGGGGATGCCACGGGGCTACCAGACGCGCAAGACCCGGGCGAAGCGGGCGGCGGAGGCGCAGGCGATCGCGGCGGCGGGGCTGTCGGCGGCGCGGGTGCTGGAGGAGCTCCGGCGGGTCGCGCTGTGTGATGCCGGCGAGTTCTGGACGGCGCGCGGCGCGCTCAAGGCGATCGGCAAACTGAAGCCGACGGCGCGGAGTTGCCTCGCGGGGTTTGAGGCGGTGATCAAGAACGTCGAAGCCGGCGACGGCAAGACCGACCTGGTGCACAAGATCAAGCTGTGGGACAAGGTGAAGGCGCTCGAGCTGCTCGGGAAACACTTCGGGCTGTTCGTGGAAAAGATCGAGCTCAAAGACGTGACGGCGGAGGCGCGGGTGGCGCGGCTGATGGCGGCGCGGCGCCGGGTCGGGGACCTGGGCACGCCGGCGGCGCGATAACAACTCGAGGAAGAAAGGCGGACCGATGAGTGAATTTCAGCAGTACCGCAAGAAGCAACTGGCGGAGATGCGGCCGTATGTCGAGGGCGAGCCGCTCGACGGGGTCTCGATCGCCGACATCGACCGTGCCAACGGATCGCCGAAGACCGGCGATTTCATCGCACGTAATCCGACCGATCCCCACGATCAGTGGCTCGTCACGGCGGCGTTCGCGGCCGACAACTACGAACTGGTGTCGAGCGCGTTCCCTGAACCGCCCGAGATGACGCGGTCGTATCCGGCGCGCAAGCGCGGGGCGTGAGTGGGCGATCTGCGCCGCCTGACGCGCGACGTCTTGCGCGCGGTGGGCCTGCTCGGGGCGCGCGAGGATCTCGTGGATGGGACCCTGTTGCTCCAGTTCCACAACCGGGCGGAAGTGTGGGTGCGCCTGCGGGATGAGGAGCCGTCGCCGCGCGAGCACCTCGTCTATCGCGGGCGCCGGTATCGCGTGTTGAGCACCGGCCGGGAGACCGTCCAATGACGCTGCCGCGGTGTCGGTGCGGCGAGACGCGGCCGGAGGCCTTTCGCGCCAGTGAACCCTACCGGTGCAAAGCGTGTCGGCTCACCTACAACCGCACCTATCGCGGGGTGCTCCGCCCGCGCGGGCTGATCTGGCTCCCGCCCGCGGCGGCCGCCGATCCGGGCGCCGCGCCCGCCACGTCGCCCTGGCCAGGCGACCGCCCGATTCCCAGCTCTGATCCGAGCCCGCCGCCGGAGCCCGGCGGGTTGTGGCCCGAACTGGTGGCGGCGGAGCTCGAGCGTCTCGACGCCGCCCGTCCGCTCCTGGTCGCGGATCACGAACCCTGTGAGTAAAGCGGGGCGCGGGCGATCGGCGCGGCCGGCGGCCGCGGCTCGAGCGCCGGCAGCCGCGGCCGTCTCCCCGCTCACGGTCGAAGCCGAGATCGAACAGTTCGTCGCGAGCTGCTACGCGGATCCGGTGCGGTTCGTCCTGGGCGCGTATCCGTGGGGCGAGCCGGGGCCGCTCGAGCGCGAGATCGGGCCCGATGAGAACCAGCTCGAGTTTCTCTCGTCGCTCGGCGAGGAGATCCGCGCGCGCCAGTTCGACGGCGAAACGCCGGTGATGCCGATCCAGATGGCCGAAACCTCGGGCCATGGGACCGGCAAGTCGGCGATGGGCGGGTGGCTCGTCGATTTCATCATGTCGACGCGGCCGCACTGCGATCTCACCGTCACCGCCGGCACCTACACACAGCTCGAGTCGAGGACGTGGCCGGCGATCAAGTTCTGGAAAAAGCTCTCGATTACGGCGCCGTGGTTCGACGTGATGGAGGGCGGCATCTATGCGAAGGATTTCCCGGACACGTGGAAGTGTCAGATCCAGACCTGCAAAAAGCAAAACGCGCAGGCGTTCGCGGGGCAGCATGCGAAGCGATCGACCTCGGGGTACATCTTCGATGAGGCCTCGGAAGTCCCCGACGAGGTGTGGACGACGGCGTACGGCGGCCTGACCGACGGCGAACCGATGATCTTCGCGTGGGGGCAACCGGTGCGGAACACGGGCGAGTTCTACCGCGTGTGCTTCGGGTCGCTGGCGGCGCGGTGGAACCATCGGCGCGTCGACGGGCGCACGTCGCGGTTCACGAACAAAGAGCTGATCGCCCAGTGGATCGCCGATTACGGGATCGACAGCGATTTCGTCAAGGTCCGGGTGCTCGGCCTGCCGCCGTCGGCGTCGGAGCTCCAGTACATCGACAAGGCGCGGGTCGATGCGGCGCGCAAACGTGTCCAGCGGGCGCTGCCAGATGATCCGCTCGTCGCGGGGTTCGATGTGTCGGGCGGGGGCAAGGCGTGGAACGTGATTCGCTTCCGGCGCGGGCTCGATGGGCGGGTCCGCGCTCCGATCCGGATGCCGGGGGACAAGGATCCCGATCGGTCGGCGCGCGTCGCGCTCTGTGCGGAGCTGCTCACCGATCGGCGGCCGGGGCACGAGCTCGCGGCGCTGTTCATTGATGCGGCGTTTGGGGCGCCGATCGCGGCGCGGCTGCACGCGCTCGGGCACACGAACGTGTTCGAGGTGAATTTTGGCGGCGACAGTCCGGATCCGCACCAAGCGAACATGCGCGCGTTCATGCACGCGCAGACGAAAAATTGGCTGCTGCTCGGCTCGATTCCCGATGAGGATGTGCTGTGCGATCAGCTGTGCTTGGCGGGGTACCACCTGAACAACAGCGGGAAGCTGGTGATCGAGTCGAAAGCGTCGATTCAAGGCCGCGGCGAAGTCTCGCCCGATGACGCGGACGCGCTCATGCTGACGTTTGCGCAAAGCGTGGCGCCGGTGTCGGTGGCGCCGCCGCGGCCGCCGGCGTCGCGGGTCCGGTGGGGGTAACGAAGGGGGGCGGTGATGGATCTGATCCTGCTCGTTGGCGTGTGTGTGCTGGTCGGGTTCGTCGTGTGGCTGCTCACGACGCGCGTGCCGATGCCGCCCGGATGGGCGACGGCGATCCAGATCCTCGCGTTGATCGCCGTGCTGTACTTCGTGGTCACGCGGGTGATCCAGCTGCCGAATGTGCTCCGGTGATGACGCGCACCTATTGGCTCTCGTTCTGCGATCCCGACAAGCCGGAGGGCCAGCAGTTCTTGGGCGTCGTGGTGATCGACGTCTCCGAGGAGGACGCGGCGGCGGCCAAGCCGGTGATCGATGTCCTGTTTCCGCGGCATGACGCGGGGGCGGAGTGGATCGCGGCCGCGCAGCGCAAGTGCTGGCAGCTGGGCTGCAATCCGGGCGGCCAGGTCGCG